AGAAGCAACATCCTTCTCTTGATATCAGGTTTGTATTCTCTCGTTCCAAAGAGCGTATCGGCAAGAAGTCAAAGACTACTTACGCAATGTTCTGTGAGAAGTATGGCTTCAAATACGCTGACACTAGTATCCCTGATGAATGGTTAAAGGAAACAAAGAAACATGTGTGATGAATTTGAAGATGACGACTTCTCCAATGAAATTACTTGGACAGCAAGTTCAAGGAGTGGAGGTGTAAAGTCTTTTGTCAGTCGTTCAATAACCGGTGAAGACGACTATCCCACCATTGTTCAAGAGTTCGTGTGGTTCATGAACGCCATTGGATACACATACATTGGTGGTCTGGTCGTCCTCGACCAAGATGGCAAAGAGATACACACAACGGACACGTAATGGAAGAGGGGTCATTTATCAGACACGATCCTTGTGAAGGGTGTGGTAGTAGTAATGGTAATGCCATCTACACTGATCACACCTTCTGCTTTGTTTGTAAAACATGGGAACGAGTTGGAGGTGAAGTGTCAGATAATGAACAGAGTTTTACACCAAGAAATCCTACAAAGATCAGCTTCCTTGGTGATGTAGTTGCACTCCCCGCTAGAAACATCCGTGAAGATACGTGCAAGCACTGGCAATACAGGTACGGTATGCATCACGGTAAGCATGCACAGTTTGCGTATTACCTCGATCCAACCACCCGTGAGCCTGTAGCAGCTAAAGTTAGGTTTGCTGACAAATCCTTCACATGGATAGGCGACCCCAAGAAAGCTCCTCTATATGGTCAGTGGCTGTGTAGAGACGGTGGTAAGATGCTGGTAGTGTGCGAGGGCGAAGTAGACGCCTTGAGCATAAGCCAGATTCAAAACCTGAAGTGGCCTGTAGTAAGCATTGAGAACGGTGCTAGCGGTGCTGCTAAGTCCATTCGAAAGAACCTCGACTTCATCAACAAGTTTGAAACAGTCGTCTTCATGTTCGATATGGATGAACCGGGGCGAGCGGCTGCACTAGAATGTGCAAAGCTGTTAGCTCCCGGTAAAGCAAAGATAGCAAGCCTCAACAACGCCAAGGATGCAAATGAACTCTTAACCACAGGACGTGGGGCAGAGATCATCGATGCTATCTGGGGTGCATCTATCTATCGACCTGATGGTGTTGTCAGTATTGAGGAAGTTAAAGAAGCTGCTCTTCGTCCAGTAGAGTGGGGTCTACCGTGGTTTCTGCCAACTCTAACCAAGGCAACCTACGGTAGAAGACCATCTGAAATATATTGTCTAGGGGCTGGCACTGGCGTCGGTAAGACGGACATATACACACAGCAGATGGCTTTCGATGTCACTGAACTCAATATGAAGGTAGGTGGCATCTTCCTCGAACAGCCCGTCCACGAGACTGCTAGACGCCTTGCTGGTAAGTTAGCCGGTAAGCGTTTCCACGTCCCTGACGATGGGTGGACACCTGAAGAGTTAGGTGCTGCTTTAGATAGGCTTGATGGCAAGGTCTACCTCTACGATCACTTTGGTGAAACTGAGTGGGGCGTAGTCCTTGAGCGGGTTCGCTACATGGCCGTAGGGCTGGATATCAAACTCATCTACATCGACCACCTTACAGCTATGGCTGATGCTTCTAACGAACGTGAAAGCTTGGAACAACTCATGAAAGAGTTGGCAGGGTTGGCTCAAGAGTTAGGAATCATCATTCACCTGATCTCCCATCTTTCAACACCTGAAGGCAAGTCACACGAAGAAGGTGGACGTGTCATGATCAAGCACTTCAAGGGCGCTCGTGCCATTGGGTTCTGGTCATACTTCATGTTTGGTGTCGAAAGAAACCAACAGGATGACAACAAGGAAGCACGCAAGTCTTCTACACTACGCATCTTGAAAGATCGTTACACAGGGCAAGCATCCGGTGTGACGGTACAACTCCACTACGACGGAACTACTGGACTAATCTCTGAACACTCTTTCATCAATGAGGAATTACAGGATGCACCCTTCTAACGGTGAAGACCTTCTATTCCACATGTCAGATAAGGCTTGTGTTAGAGCGTGGGAAGAAGAGGGGTGGGGACCATACCACATCAAGCTCCTTACCATGTGTGTATCAACTGAAAACAGCGGCTGGAAAAAGGCAAACGGTATGACCAAGATTCAGAAACTCGTAAAGCATCTCAAGAAGACCGGCTCAATCTCTCACCTTGAAGCGATGAATGACTACCAGATGAGCGGTGGCGCTTTGAGCAAGTACATCTCACTACTGCGTATCGAACACCGTATGGACATCATGTCTCTACGAAAGAAGCATCCTATCACTGGCAACGCATACACTCGCTACATGTTGAATGCCTAAGAAGACTAAGACCGACACGGTTGAAGAGGATACACCTCCTCTCAACATCCCAAGTTGTGGATCGTGCAAATCCTCAGAGCCTTGGAACGGTCAGATATACTGCACATTCAAGTTCCCTCCTTTTGTTCAACTCGATCCTCACCCTCGTATGAGGCTGGTGGACCTTGAATATAGGTGTGGGTGCTACAACCCCAAATGAGGTAACATGAGGCTTGTATTCGATCTTGAAGCTGATGGCTTATACTGGGATGCAAGCCGCATCCATTGCCTCGTAGCAATCGATATTCTAACAGGCGATGTCCATAAGTTTGAACCTTCCAAGGTTGAACAGGGCTTACGTTTCATCATGGAAGCGGATGAGGTAATCGGCCACAACATCGTTGGCTATGACATACCCGTCGCACAAAAGCTTTACCCGTGGTTCTCAATTGAGCGATCACGGGTAACAGATACGTTGATCCTTTCCCGCTTGCTCCATCCAGATCGCAGTGACTCAGATCGCAAGCAGGGGGTCATCATTGATAGTAAGCTTATCGGCTCACATTCACTGAAGGCGTGGGGTCAACGTCTAGGTTATCATAAGGCTGATTATGATGGGGGATGGGAAACCTTCTCCCACGACATGTTAGTCTATAATGAGAGGGACACGCTGGTCACTCTAAAGCTCCACCAATTGCTAATAACTGATCCAACCTACTCTGAACGGGCTAGTGTATTGGAGCATCAAGTTGCTCACATTGTAGCCCAACAAGAGCGGAATGGTTTTGCCTTTGATGGCAAAGCTGCCGATAGGTTGGCGGCAACTCTCTTAAAGAGACGTGCTGAGATTTTAGTAGAGATGGAGGCCGTGTTCCCGCCTTATGAAGTCAAGGAGCCTTTTACCCCTAAGTCAAACAATAAGAAGTTTGGCTATGTCAAAGGCGTAAAAACCTTCAAGACCCACACTGTAATCTTCAACCCCGGCTCTCGTAAGCAGATAGCTGACAGGCTCATCGATAAGTATGGCTGGAAGCCCAAGGAGTACACTCCAGACGGCTCTGCCAAGATTGATGAACAGGTACTAGGCGTTCTTAAATGGCCTGAAGCAAAAGTACTCACAGAGTATCTGATGGTTCAAAAGCGTTTAGGAATGTTGGTAGAGGGCGACAACGCTTGGATGCGCTTGGTTAAACCTAGTGGGCGCATACATGGAGAGGTCAACACCAATGGTGCTGTTACTGGGCGAGCTACACATCGCAACCCCAACATAGCTCAAGTCCCTGCGGTAGGTGCTTTGTATGGTACAGAATGTCGCTCTTTGTTCACAGTATCTAACAATAAGTACCTTGTTGGTGTGGATGTCTCAGGACTAGAGCTACGTATGCTTGCCCACTTCATGGGTGATGCTGACTATACACACGCAGTTTTAGATGGTGACATCCATACTGTTAACATGAATGCTGCTGGTCTTGAAACGAGAGGTCAATCCAAGACTTTTATCTATGCCTTCCTCTATGGGGCAGGGGATGGAAAGATTGGTGATGTAATTGGTAAGGGGGCTAAAGATGGTAAGAAACTCAAAGCAAGCTTCCTAGAGAAAACACCAGCACTTCAAGGTCTAATCAACAAGGTGATCTTCAGAGCGGAAGAAAGAGGCTACCTCATTGGATTTGATGGCCGCCGCCTACACATCCGTTCAGCACACGCTGCACTAAATGTCCTCCTTCAGTCAGCAGGAGCTTTGATTTGCAAACAGTGGATGGTCGAAGTTGATCAGATGCTTACACATATGGAATGGCATAACAAGGTACAACAAGTCGCTTGGGTACACGATGAGTGCCAGTTCGAATGTGATCCTGAGATTGCTGACGAAGCTGGCAAGAAAATTGTCGAGTGTATCGCTAAAGCTGGCGAGTTCTTCAACATTAAACTCCCTCTAACCGGAGAATACAAAGTTGGAAGTAACTGGGCTGAGACGCACTGATGATCCTTATCTACAAATGTCTACAAGTAATAACGTGCTTTGCAATCATAGCGAACACATGGAGGCATTGGTGACTGACGATCTTGTAACGCGGCTGCGGGACAGCAGTATTTATGACAGCGCGTTGTTGATGCGTGAAGCTGCCGCCGACCGCATCGAAGAACTGGAAGCGGCGCTGCAAAAGATCGCAAAGCACGACATGCAGTCGATTGCTCTCATAGCTTTGAAGAAGGACAGCGAATGAGCAGCAGCATCAGCGTTGAACTAATCGAACACATGGGATCAGACCTTACTGTCTGCAATGCAGCGAGGGTATCCTTCAGCAAAGAGACACAGTGGGAGAATTACAAGTGGGGCCATCCTGACTTTGAGAAAGATTAATACCTCACAAAAGCTGATGAAAAGCTCATCAACTACCTCGCCAAGCACAATCATAAGTCTCCGTTCAACCATTGCTTCGCATCCTTCAGAGTCAAGGCTCCGATCTTCGTAGCAAGACAGCTTGTGAAACACGAATACATGCCTTGGAACGAAGTTTCACGAAGGTACGTCGATAGTGAACCTGAGTTCTACACTCCTGACAAATGGCGAAAGAAGGCTGACAATGTTAAGCAGGGGAGCAGTGATGAGGCTATCAAGCACAGTGACGGATGGGGCAATGAGTATGATGCTTTGGTAGAAGACCTTGCCCACTTTTATCATAATCTACTAGAGGATGGAGTTTGCCCAGAGCAAGCCCGTATTGTCCTACCACAATCCATGATGACCGAGTGGATATGGTCAGGCTCTTTGTTTGCCATCGCAAAGATGTGCAAGTTACGTCTCGACCCACACACACAATATGAAACTCGTTTAGTCGCACAGCCTATCTCTGACACGATGGCTGAATTTTACCCACATAGCTGGAGGGCTTTAATGAATGAATGAAAACTG